ACTTGTTAAGCAATACACACCACTTGTGAGCATTTAGACCCTCAAACCGATGCGGGCTTACGTAGGCAACTTGCCCCCGTGTCAGGGGAATCTCGCGATACTCTACTTTAGGGGGTGTCATGTCGGAGCCTCTTCCGATATTGGTGAGAGCCGGGTGTACCAGCACCCGACATCCCCCATTGTAGAGCGCTTTCATGAATACATCCATGCGTTCGGGTCTTGCTCTTCTTCTTCTTCGTTGGCCTCGAAAACCTGTATGGCTTCCGGGGTTATGTCTTCAGGTAATGCGCCTTCCTCGTACATCTTACGTGCGGTCCCAGGCTTGTCGAAGATCGGAGAAAAGTCAGTGTTCTGAAAGTCGGCCGGGACTTTCACCTTCTTGTCTTTGATCTGCAAAGTCGCTTCTGCTCCAGCCTTCCGGTGAATCGTTGATCCGATGATCTTGAAGGCCCTCTGCTCGGCTTCCAATTGAGAATGGGTCTCCAGTTGAAGGACTCCATTCCGGTCCACCACCTTGAACGTGTTCTCGACAACTGACTCACTGGATCGCGGCTTTGTTCCGGTCTGCCGCTCGATCACTTCGCCTTCATGTCCGCAGAACAAAGCGATCATCAGAGCGTCCACGTAGTCGTCATGAGCCCCATCACCAAGCGCTCCGCTTTCGGTGTAGTCGTTGAACTCGTCCATCGTGAACTTGTCGTTGATGATGATCGTGTCTTCAAGGAATCCTTCCGACATTCTCGCCATCAGAGCGTCGGTCGACTTTGGCGTGGACAGGAACCCGGTGATGAACGTCATGAAGTTCTTGAGTCGGTCCAGATGCTTAAAGCGGTACACATTCTCGTACTCGTACTGTCGCATCACGAGTGAGTTTGTGGACACGCCGAAGGAGTTTACTTCAACCGCTACCAGAGCCTCGTTGTACATCAGTCCGATGGCAACGATGATTCCGGCCGCTCGGGTTGGATTCTCAAGACCATGCCAGCAAGCTACCTGCTCATCCCGTCCGTGCCCGGTCGATAACTTGATTACCTGGAAGCAACAGTAGTCTCCACCTTCATTTCCAAGAGCGATGTCAGCGCCGAGACTGTATCTCGCACCCTTCTGCGGCATTTCCCAGATATGGAATCTGTTCTCTGTCTCCGGGTAAGCTACTTCATCTTTCTCCCCAACTGGGTGAAGGTAAGTCTTCGGCATCTGGGTTGGTTCGTCGTACTTGATTTCACCGACCCACTTTGGATTCTTCGTCAACCGTGAGAATCTGCGGATGATTCCTCTAGGGAAAGCTGTGATTGCGGAACTCTGGAAGCTCTCTTCGGGCTCTGACGTGTACTCCTGAGAGAACATCGAATCATCGCCGTCGACCGCTACGAAGGTCTCCTTCTTGTTGCGCATCCAGTTGAAGGTCTCGTCTTTAATCAGGAACGATTCCTTCTTGAACACGCGCTCACGCATCTGCTTCTCTTCATCGGTTACGACAAAGACTTCGGTCTTCAGAATTGGAAGCGAGTAGGTCTTCTCTCTGCGGTAGAACGGAATGTATATCGGCTTCCACTCAACCTTGCCAGCCTCAGCCCTGCGCCACAGGTTGTGCCACGCATCGTTGCGGCCGTTCGCCGTCGACTCCATGATGTAGAATCCGTTCGGAGTATTGAAGGTCGGGAACAATGCCTTCGACAACTGCGATGCGTTCTTCCAGAAAGCCAACTCCGAAAGCAGGCTGCGTCCGAATGTCTTTCCTCGACCAACACCACTCGGCTTATTGGCGTTGTCGGCGTACACCCAGGTCTTCAATCCCGGCCGTGTCTGGCGTAGCACTTCATCTTTCTCATCGAAGTTGATGAGCGTTCCGGTCTGCTGCTGCTTGATGCGCGGTCTCATCCACCACGGAATGAAGTCGAGAGCCGACTCGTACATACCCATGATGAACGTCGACTGGTCTTCATCTTGGCCGACAATGATCGAGTTGATGTGCTCGGCAAAGATGGTCTTGTGAAAGAACTCGGCGCAGTTGTAAGTTGTCGACCCCATCTGGCGGGCCTTCAACACAATCGCCATCACCTTGCCGTACTCGCGCTCCAAGCGCCGGTACTCGTCGTGAAGGATTTCCTGCGAATCAAAGAGAGGGTAGAGCCCTTTGAAGCCGTGCTCCTCATCTCGATAGGCGTAGTAGTTCGAGATGAAGTAGCGGGTGTTCGCCATGCACTTGACGTATTCGTTGTCGATCCACTCATTGTCGGATTTCGACATGTACGCCCTGGCTTCGTCGTCGCTGCGATAGCGGCTGCGATGTTGGTCGAGAACGGTGATGATCTCTTCCAGATATGGATTCGCTCGTTGGATTGCCATTTACATTACCTCAATCCACGCACGCGAACTCGCCATGCAGTTTATTCGCTGCTGGAACATAAAGCTCAACATACGCATCGTAAGCCGACAAGCGATAGCCGAGATGAACCCTTTTCCCATTGACTCTTATTTGCGACCTAAACCTTCCTTGTCTTTTCTCGAAAAAGACGCCCTTATATCCAGAAGAATTATTGCGTCTCTTTCCAGTGTTGTAGGACTGTTGCTGGCTCGTGGAAATTCTAAGGTTATCATCCGTGTTATCAAGGGTTCTCTTCCTATTCTTATGGTCACCTTTTCTGGGGTCTCCAGATTCAAGACCGAGAATCACACGGTGCATAAATACAACTCTCTGCGTTCCATCGACTCGTTTTTGCTGTCTTACAGCGTAAAAGTTTTGAATTGATGAGTCCCATTTTGCAAACCATTTAAATTTTCTCAATTCGTCAAATCTATGAGGACTCACAAAACAAACCTGCCCCTGCGTAAGCTCTAATGATCGGTAATCTCCAGCAGCGGGAGGCGTCAGTCTTTCGATTTTTGACCTGTTTACCATTCTCTAGAACCAAGCGTCCATCTCACCGATTCTCACAAGCCGGTGCATTTCCGCGATCCATAACTTCCCGTGATGCATGTTGCGGCCGTGCTTGATATTAACCTTCAGGTGCCCCATCTCGTGAAGCAGAGTTGTTCTGGTTTCTATCTCTCCAAGTTCTTCGAAGATGGTGATGACGAACGGCGTGAGCAGCTTGCCTGCGAATCCAGATAAGCATCCGCCCAGCGGGTCTTCCGCACCGCTCATCCTGCTCATCTCTCGCTTCGAAAGAAGCATAATTGCGATGTCTTCTGCTGGCGGGATTGACTTTCCAAAAGCCCTTGCGCGGATGGCGCGGTAGTCGCGCAGGATGTCGATGGTCCGAAGTTCACGGATTGTGGGGACCATCTTGCGGAGCCGTTCTATATCATCGGGAGACAGCTTCATTCTTCGTCTTCCTCGTCTCCGTCATCGTCATCATCTTCATCGCCGGAGTCGATTCGATCCGGCACAGCCGCAACTTCAGGCGGGAGAGCGTTAAACTCGTCGGCCTTCTTGCGAAGTCGCCGCATCCGCTCTTCATTGGTCTCTGCTTGGCTCAGGTTGGCGACTTGGTTGGTCTGGTTCACGTTGACCTCGACTGGCGCACCCTTCGGCTGGAGACCGATAATCAGGTCTTTCACCAAGCGGCTTGCCTCAAGGCGCGTGGTCTTGTCCTCGCGCTTCACCACATGCTTGCGGCCGGTCTTGCCGTTCGGCATCTCTACCAGTTCGGTTGCGCTAAGAAGGCCGTGCAGGGTCTCTTGCAGCTTGGGAGCGGTTTCAATGACGACTTTCTGGATCGCTAACTTCATTTCGATCCCGTCGTTCTGCTTCCGGTAGGAGTCCACCATCGAGATGGAACTCCTCACCGTTGCTACAGACACCCGTTCCTGCTTGGCGATCTCCTCCGGCGTGAGATTGGCCTCCGCCTTCAGGTAGCGCATCAAGTGCCTCGGGTCCGTCAGAGACCTCCGTGCCGGTCTGGGAGCAGTGCTCACTTGGAATCTACCTCCCTTGCCTGATGGTTGCTCTCGTCGCGGTTTGCCAGACCCAGGTCAACGAGTTGCTCGAACCGCTCGACCTCAGCCATATCCGATTCACTTTGATCGAGCACCCCAGAGTTTTCAAGAGTGGCATCCGCTGGCGGCTCTGGAGGCATCACAGTGAAGCGGTCGAAGATCGGGGCCGGATACGGAACCGGACCCGGAGCGGGCCTTGGTGACTCCCCGCCAAGATCACCCGCTATATCGGATTCTCCTGATGGCAACTGAATCTGACCACTCGCGTAACCTCTCATGAGTGCGAGTTCCTTCTGAAAGTCGCGGGCCACGTCCACGAGGTTCTGGATCGCTGCCACGGCCGCTGGAACCGCCCTTAGCGCCTGCTCCATGCCCTCAGCCATCCGCCACGTCTTCCGAATAACAAGGAAAGCCGCATAGACAGCCACTACGATCACAGCGCCGATAAGCATGTACCCAATCGGTCCCGTCTGGTTCACAGCTTCACCGCCGATCCATCCGGTCTGACCGGCCGCATCTCGGCCTGGAGCATGGCCGTGGACTCCATGCGGTAGGGCTCGTGCTTCTTGTTGCGGCACTCGTACTCGATGTGATCCACTCCTCGCGGACCCATCACAGGCTTTGGCTTCAGAACATCGCCACAAGTGAAGCAGACAATGTTCGGTGCAAGCAGCGGACTTCTATCGGGAGTTGCCATTCTGATCCTCTCTATCTCGGTAAGACGATCTTCCAAAACTGTAGCTTCACCCACCAGACTAGGTATGAGAAGCTGGCCTTGCCCCGGTCGTTTGTAAACGGCCTCCGCCACCGGGGAATATCGGAGCGCCGCAAATCTGACCGTGGGCAATCGTAGTAACCGTTGTCAGGCTTGCCAGGATCAGCCAAGCTAACGCAGTTGCCGATGTAAACCTTGTGGTCGAGTTTGATATCAAGTGGCTTCACCCTCTTTCCTACGCTGGCTGCGTCAATACGGGAACGGCCTTCCAGCCGCTTCCCACTTCGTTTTCCAGTTCTGGTACTTCTCAAGGACCAACCGCTTCCTCTTGTCTCCAACCCTGTCGATAAAGAATGTGCCGGTAAGATGGTCTATCTCATGATGCACGGTGCGGGCGGTGAGCCCTGTGAATTTGAAGTGCTTGCCCCTGTCCGGCTCCTCGGTCGTTCCCGCGTAAATCAGGATCGATTCCATCCGTGGAACCAGACAATCATTTCCATGTGGGGGGATACTCAGGTCGAACTCGCTCATCTCGATTTCCTTGCCCATGAAGCGAGTCACTTCCGGGTTGACGTAGCCTTCTATTCTGCCTTGGTTGTTGATGATGAAGAAGCTCTTGAAGACTCCTACCTGGGGAGCGGATAACCCGGAACTGCGGCACTTTTTCATCACCTTCGCCATGTGTTCCGCCAACGACGGAAGCTCATCGAAATCCGCTCGGGTAACGGGTTCCGACTCGTGGTTTACGATGCTAGGCCCGTAAAGAAGGAGCCTCAGCTTGCCGTTAAGCTCCATCTGTTGTCACCTTGGAATGTTTCGCAGCGCTTGTTCCGGCCGCACAAGGTTCGGCTTGGCCTGCTGCCTTGATTTCTCTGCCCGCTCCAGCATAGCCATAGCGTCAGACATCGGCTCAGACATCACCAGATTCAGCCTGATCTGATCCTGCTGAGACCACTGAGCGATCAAAATAGTATGCTCCTTGCATTGTTGATGCGATGAGCACTTGCAGTGGAGAAACGTCTCAAGCCGGTCTCTAACATTCGCCTGGAAGGACTCGTTCTCTTTCCACTTCGGCGGCATTATCCAGTCGGCAAGGCACGGATTTCCGTCGCTCCTCAGACCCAAGGCCCGTCCCAGTGGAATGATATTGCCATCTCGCCCCTGCGCGAAGGCAATGAAGTATTCGATCTTGCCCTTCCAGTGACGCTCGGCTATGTCGACAGCAACCGGAGCCTCTTCGACTTCAACCGGGGCAACAACTGGTTCAGGCTTGTTCTTTCCACGACGATCTGCGATCTCAAAATTCGACAACGTATTCTCCTTCCTTTGCTAGACGAACCGATTCCCGTGGAGCCAAGCAATAGGCGAGTATCATGGTATTTCCCGTGAACCCAGCTTTTACCATTTTTCCTCTTTCATAGAGAACCACGCATCCGCCCTCAGTGACTACAAAACCGTCTTCTACCGAAACCGGACTCGAACCGCCAACCTTAAGGCTTACCATCAATTGCTCCATCCTTTCGGCTTGTTGACTTCATTCATATCGCCGCTCTTGATTGCGGTCTGAGTGGTCATCGCGTATATCTGCGATGCCTTCACGAGAGCCATCTGGAGAATGCCGAACGAGAACAGTGGGTCGGCCGTGTTCGCAAACGTAATCAGTCCCTCGTTCGTGTGGATAAGAAGAAGCACCCCGGACTCAGGGTGCTCAGAAAGAATCTTTACGACCCCGGCAACAAACTGCTTGTGGTTTTCCTCATTCATTCAGTTCACCGTTTCATTGTGGATTACGAGTGTGCGGTTCCAAACCTGTTTTCTTACGCTCGGCCTGCAATAACAAGACAGGCTGCATTCATGGCCCACTAAGCTCAGATGACCATCGAGGGCCACGAGGGGAACGATGTGGACTTCATCGCCGTACCTGGGATCGTCGGCGTCCGGCTTGTTCTCCGGCGTGACGAGCATATACTTGCCCGCCTCGATATCCATCAGGAACGTTCCATACGGCATTGCTCAGAGCCCCAGAACCGCTCGGACGACGAGACCGAACATCTCATCCTTCAATCGCTGCGGAGCAGGCAACTCGGAGTAGGGGACGAAGCACGGATGTTCTTTCTTGTCCGGGTCTTTCTTCTCGCCGTACTTCCAGCCATCAGCGGCCTTAACTTTAAGCCAGCCCTCATGCGACTGCTCGGGAGTGGTTGCCGGATTTTCCGCGATCATCGAGACGCCGCTGTAGGCTGAATTCCTTTGCCAGTCTGGTGCGTCTTCCCATGCCGGTTGAGACGTATCTCCAAGTGCAAGACAGAGCACCCGGTTTGCCTCATGCGCGGCTTTTGCCGCTCTCTGCACTAATCTCAGGTCCATGCTTCTCCTCGAATGGTAACGGTGGTTGTTTCGCTGGAAACTTCGCATGGCCCCGCTTGAGCGGCCACACGTACCGCCCGTTGAACCACACACTCAGGCCGGGATTGAAAGAATTCTTTGTACCCCAGTAGATGCCGAACAAAAGGTCTTTTTGTGTCAGACGTGCCTTCATAGATTTTCCCCACACTCCTTGCACCACCACCCGTCTCGCGGCGTGTAGCCCTTGCGTGGATGGCGGCATGTATCCGGGTTGCTAAGATATCCAAGTCTCCGCATGAACGGCGATGGATGCCAGTCTCGGGTCTGCGGAACTCGATCTACAACCGTTCCAGACCGAACCCCGTTCAGCATGTCGCGATAGGCAGCGTTGGCGAAGTAGTAAGGGTCTCTCAGCGCTCTCTCGCGGTCTGACTCACGCGGAAGAACTTCACCCTCAACCAACCTCGGAACTCTGCGGACTGGAACCAACTCAGACATTGCTACTCCGATTGAAAAGCGGCTTGAAAAAATCGTACTGACGCCGACTAACATAAATCATGTCAGGCATCGGTTTAGAAAGGTTTTCCTGTATGTCCCGCATCGTTTTCATCAGCATCTCGGGCGTAAGAGAACCTGAAGGCAAGAAGAATCCCGAACTGTTCGTTGACCATCCGCTTGGTGGAGCGAAGACATAAACCTTCCTTGCGACCGGCTCAACTGCCAGTCCAGCTAACATTCCAAGGAACCCTCTGCGGCTTACTCCCACGTCTCTACTCCAAAATTTGGACTAATCTTCTTCTTCGTCAAAATCCTTGCTCATCTGCGCCAGAATCTCCTGATGCTCGGCTTCGTTCCGCGCTCCAAAGACTCCCGCATTCCGCTTCGCGATGAAATCGGCCAGCGCTTCCGGGGTCTGCACGTTGATCGACGGTACTGCCTCGTTCTCTCTGTCTGGGTTGTGCATTCGCGTCTTGAAGTTCTCGCCGGTCCACTCCAAGTCCCACTTCAACCCGCATTCGCAGTCCAGGCTCAACTTCTCCCCAACCTCTTTCGGAACCTCGGCACACAGGCCGTTTCCGCAGGCGCAAGTGAAGTTGAAAGCTGTGCGGTCTTCGCCCTTCGAAGTGTCGAGTCCAATCAGGGATGCTGCGCCCAGAAGACTCCCGAAAAAACCTCGTCTCGTTGTCATAAGCCCTCCACTACCTTAATGAAAGCCACCACAAAACCGCGCCCAGAGTGACCAACAACCCCGTCACGCCAGCGACCCCTACAACCAATGCGATCAATTCCTTATCGGTGAGTCTTGCCTTGGTAGTCATTGAGAGAATCCTAACACGGAAAAACTGCCTACGTGGTGGTGAGCGAATTCCGGCCAGCTTCGAACGCTCTTTCGAACAAGCGCCTGTAGTTGCACTTGGTCGCTTCATCCACTCCTTTGGCCTCGGCTTCGGCCATCCATGCCTTCAAGATTGGGTGATCTTCCTTCTCCGGCGCGAGGATAATGCGGCGTTGCCATTCAACTAGCCAGTCGCGAGTATGTTCGCGCCAATGACTATCCCAGCCCCAATGAAGACTACTCCCCTTGTTGGTCATCGCTCCGATTTGTTCATTTGTGGGAACGATTGGGTTCTTACTCAACCAGTCGAAAGCAGCTTCCAGCCTGCGCTCTATAGCCTTTGCCTCTTCTGACCACGAAAGAATGGACGGCCCACAAGCCGCCTTCAGCATCCCTTCAGGAACCACGTACTTCTTCTCGGCCATCGACTTCTCCATTTCTCTCCACTTCTGAAAACCGAACGTGTAATCTTCCATCTCACCACCACCCCATGAAAATCTTGAACAGTACCACGGCCGCGACAATGAGAGCCCAGTCCCACTCATCGCCGCTGCCGAACATCCTCAGAGCACGAGTCATTTCATTCCTTTTTTGAGTTCCGCGAGTGCGACCTGCCTTGAAGCAAGGATGCGCTGCCAGACCTTAGACCTTCTCACCCAACCGGCCTTTCCTAACAGAACATTAGCGGCCGTAGTCTCGGCGGTCCACATCGCGCCTTCAATCTGCTTGACTTCTTCCTCGACTTCTTCGATCTTGTTTAGCCGCTCCATTGTGAATTCGGCCGCTGCGGACCATGCCTCAGCTTCGGTATCGAACTGCGGGAAAACAAACAGGTCGCGATTCAATGACACGTTCCATTTGTAGTTGAAGAAGACGCTCAGGTAGCTTTCATTCCCGGCAGTGCAATCTCCCCAGTGCTTGCGCACAAAAACCTCTGCATCGGTCATTTCAGTTTCCACTTGGATTCTCCGCTCTTGCCGGGTTCAACTGCTCCCAGTCCTCGCGCAACGACTGCGCCTGGATTTCCGCGATGCTCACGTCATAGACCGCTTCACGCTGAACGTACTTGCCGATCCGAACTTCGCCCGCATTCAGCACGAGCAGGTTTACCCCCATGAACCAGATGTGCGGCGTCTGCAAGTACGGAATCATCGGAACCTGATCCTTCCTGAAATGCGAGAGCAGCATTGCAAACTCGACAGCATTCAGAAGAATAATTTTCACTGTCCACCACCTTGCGGTTTACACCCGCAATTCCCGCCGTAGTGATACCGCCACAATTGCCCGGTCGGACACCTTACTTCGATTGCCCCATCCGGCAGAGTATCCGTTCCCTTCAGCAGCACACTCTCCAGCATCAACTCCATCGACTCGATCAAAGTTCGATCCACTTCTTCCCTGAACCCCTGGCGCTGCCACCTGAACTCGTCAATCGCCCTGTGGACATGGAACTGCTTGTCTCCCAGCTTCACCAGAAGCCAACGATAGCGTCCCAGGGTCTCAATGGATGCGGTCACGAACTCAAAATCTTCTAGCTCTAATTTGACCCTCATCGAAGCCCCTCCACAACCGACTCGATGTTGTCCAACTCGAACCACGTCCCGTTGACTTGCTGCCGTCGCAACTCGCAATCGGAAGCGAACTCTTCCTCAGAAACCGGCTTCTCGGCTTCCCGCTGCTCCGAACACCAATTCAAAAGACTGATGGCATTCTCGACCTTCAGCCTTGCAATCTCAACCGAACTCACCCCATCGTGCAGGCTCCACATCGTACAGGTCGAGTACCACATCGTCCCGTCTTCCCGCTGCCGCATGAAAATCGCCACACGCACCGTCTCGGGATAAGAGCCCGCCAGCCGCTCGTCCTTCGTCGTCTCCCGGTCGTACCAGAACTGCTTCGCGTGTTTCCACTCCATCAGTCCAACCTCACCGTACTCGACTTGAAGAACATTCCCTTGCACACCGTCCCGGTCACAACCTTTCCGCTCGGACCCGTCGCCACAAACCCGGTGTGGAAGTAATCGTTCCTGTCGCACGTAAACCACCTGTACCCGGTGATCGTCACCCCCGAATACCCGCTCTCCTCCAGAACCCGTTCAGCGCCTTCCTTGTCCGTCATCCCCCACCCGGACCCCAGCACACACAAAACCACGATCAACCCCAGCACCATCACAATCCCCAACCCGCCCACCAGGGTCGCACCCACGCCGCGCTCCCGCGCACTTTCCTGAAGCCCCTCGACCATCTCGTTCTCTTCGTCTGGAATCTGATCGAACATCGTACCCTCCCCAAAACCGCCCGCAAACCGCTCGGCGCGTCAGCGCCCGTCCCCCGCGTCTACGCGGGCCTCCCTCAAACCTCAACTACCTCACTCACGTTGTTATACCCATATGCCTTCACCAACCTGCCCTTCCGTACTACGTAACAATCAATCCCTTCTCCTTCACATCCAGTCCACGTCCAAAAATGACACTCTACTTCTCGACACACCAGCGTCCCATCTCCGTGCGAAAACGCCACCTTCAACTTGATTACTTCAACACGCTCTGACTTCATCTCGTTTCTCCTGCCAACATCATCGCACATATTCTGCCAGCATGGTAAAACCACAAAACCTGCTCAACTTTCCCCTCTCCACATTCCCACTTTTCAAAATTACAAAATATTCAAAATTACAAAATTCAACCCTCACCCCTTTTTGCCAACTTCACAATTCTCAAAAAACAAAACGCATTTCTGTTGGGCCGGTTAGGTCGCGGAGCGACCGGGTGGGGGCCACCCCCTTGCGCCAGCTTGGGGGTGCGGGAGGGTGCGGGCAGGGCGGGGCAGCGGAGCGGCGGCGGGCAGCGGGGCAGGGGACAGGGGCGGCAGGGCGGGGGGAGTCAGAAACAGAGGAACGCAAAGCAGAGGGGGGATCGGGGGACAAAAGGAAAGGGCAGGCCCGAAGGCCCGCCCTGGTTCGTGCCGATGCTGGCCTACTCGATGGAGGCGTATCCAATGCCGTCATCATAGCGACGGCTCAGACCGCTGCTCTTCTGGTCTGCATCGTTGTCAGCTTCCGTGAGGCGTTCGCGGCAGGTCTCGCAGTGGTAGTCTTCGCCTGCGTAATCGGGGTGTTGTGCGTCATATCCGAAGCAGTCGCCTCTTCCGTCTGGGCCTTCTCCTGCGGCTTCGAGTCCGTAAAGGCGCTCTGCTTCGTCCTCATCGGGGAAGCAGTCGCGGCAAAAGTCGATTGGGTCTGAACAGCTTGAGTAGATGCGGGGCATTCGGTGTTTCCTCCTGGCTCCATACTGCGGCGGTTTGCGGGCAAAGGAAAGCCCCCAGCCTAAGCAGGGGGCAAGAGGTCCAAACTTTGGAGCGGAGCTACTCACAGCCAAGATGGAAGGCCCTGCGGTGCTTGCTGCGCTCGTTGGCAAACATGCGCTCGGCCTCGGCTATCGCCTCCAGGCGGTTTTGATAGGTGCGCTCGATCTCGATTGCGTCCTGGCCGTTGCCGAACTTAAGCGAGGTCTCCATTTCGGCTTGTCGGCGCTGGCTTGCGTCCACTGCGTTGCACATCTTCTGAATCATTCTCTCTAGTCCTGTCATCGGTGCGCCCTCCAAGGCGGGTTAGAACAGCGTGGGGTTGTCGCCAGTGCCGTAGAAGAGCGGGCTTTCGCGTTCCAGCTTTCCGGCCCTGGCGCTGATGTCTGCGAGGGGTTCGCGCATCTTTGCGGTTAGCTCCTCGGCTTGCTGGATGGCTGCGGCTGTCGCCTGCTCAGATACGGCCGTCTCCATTCCGGCGAAGGTGTGAGACTCTACCGGGCGGGGTTTCCTCACTCGGAGACCTCCCAGCTTCCTACCGTGTTCCCGTTCTCGTCGCGGATGGTCACAGGGTCGATAGGTACGATTGACTCTGTAAACTCCCCACATGGTAGATAGGGGCTGCGGATAACAGACTTCAGAGCGCCGACTACATCCTCCCCTGTCTGCATGGCTTCGTTGCCTAGTTCAATGGTCAGTGTGAACTTCACGGTTGTTACCCTCCATGCCCTGAGAATAGGTCCGGTTGCGTTGCAGTTCAATGCCCCTCAAAACTGCCATGCTGTGGCACGTCCGAAACCGCAGCGGCTCGTCTCAGGGCATCCTAGAAGGCAGAAAAAGGCCCGATCCGAAGACCGGGCCTCAATTCGCACACTCGCGCTCACTCTCCGAAATAGAACCGCTGCGCGTATTCGAGCATCACGGCTGAGTCGGCGCTATCAACCCCAACCTCGGTCCACGGCTTGAACCAGTCTTGATACTCGAACCATGCCCGGTAGGGCTGGCCGTCTCTCAGTTCGCCCATGATCCTGGCCGCTGGCCCGCCAGTGGTAAGCAAGATTTCAAACTCGGTGTCTTGCACGTCTTCGCGTTGGCCGGGATCGTGCCACTCGCCACGGCATTGGATTGAGAGCGGGTCTTCATCTATCGCCCGTTGCGCTCCGTCCTCGTCGTGCCACTCCTCATCGTTCAAGTGTTCGCAAGGTTCGCCGTCGATCTCTTCGCCGTCACACTCCTGGGCGTGGTGCAACTTCTCAAGCATCTCGCGGATATTGCCGATGCAGGCTTCCGCGTACTTCTTCGCCTCTTCGTAGAATGTCTCATCGGTTCTGACTGCCGTTGCCATGATGTAAACCCTCCTGCGGGCTGTGCCGCTCCTTGAATATCCCACCCAATCAGGCCCGGTTCAATGCCCCGTGACGTGGAACCGATGACACCGCGAGTTTGAGCAAGCCTTCCCGCCCTGCCACGGCTCCAGGGTAAAACCGCAGGCTTTGCACTGCGCCCGCTCGACGGGTGCCGGACTCGCGCTCTCGACCTTCTTAGGCTTCTGCTCTCGCACACTCGCTACCGGCCTTCCGCCGTCGCAATCCCAGATACGAGTCCGGCACTTCGCACACTGTTTCGGCTTCACGTCCGTCTTGATCCAGACATGCCCGCACAGGTCACACTTCCACGCTTCCACGGTGATTATTGACATGAGTGCATTGTAACAAATGGGTGAGTGCGTTGCACTCGGGTAGGTGGTTCCACAGTACCAACAGAAAAGCCCCAGCCATAGCCAGGGCTCCTCGATCCTTCCAGAAAACCGCTAGAGAACGATAGCCAACCCAAGCACGATTCCCCAGAATACGACCGTGTAGATAATCATTATCAATGACCGCATCGCTCGACTACTGACTAGCGGCGATTGCTCCCGCGTGGATTCCATCCTGCATAACTGCCATATTATCTGACGTTTCCCCATGCTTACCTCCAGTCTCCTGAATTACTTTCAGGCCATTTATAAGAGCATTCCAGACCCGTTCGAGCGGCCTCACGCTTTCCGCCGTTTTCGCTTTTGTGTTGCGGTGTTGTTTTGAAGCTGGTGCAACGATACGCGGTAAAGGTTAATTGATGCAACGGGTTAGGTTGTGGCTTTTGCGATGGCAGCGCGGGCCTTGCCGATGCGAACAGAGAGTGACGCTGAAGATTGGTCTTCGTCAATCTCGGCAATGAGATCAGTGAGGGCTTCGAGTAGCTCCGGTGCGGCAGCGATGAGACAGGCGTTAGCTTGCTGCTGCTTTGGGTGGGGCCACATGAAAACATCCGCAATCGGAGATTCTCCCGCTGACACTCTTCGCTTCTTAACGTCGAGAGTCCAAGGTTTTGGTGTGTGCTTTTCCATTAGGTTCCTTTCTGGGGGGAGTGTTCTTTCCCTCCCTGTCGGGGCAAGCGGTTTTCGAGCGTTATGCGGTCTCCTCGGCTGGGTTGGAGAAGACCTCCAAGCAGCCGGTTTTGTGGTGCCCTCTGCCTTCGCAGGCGGGGCAAACGTCCGACATCTCTACTCCGCAGGTTTCGCAGAGCAGAGAGTCTTCCGCCATTTTGCAAGTGTGGTTATCCGGTGCGGCTTGCAGCGTGTTTACCTTGATCGACCGGGCTTGCTTCGCTGCCGTGGCTAGGATCGTGCTGAGGTTCTCGGCTTCCCCAGGTGAAAGAAATGCCGTCTGGCTGGGTCCGTTGGTGGAATGAAACACGAGGACAACGCGCCTTTCGCCCGTGCCCTCGTGAACTTCACCCATTGCCGTGGGAGTTGCTTCGGTAAAGCAAGGCTCCCAGAGATAGTTGAATCTGTCTTGAATCTTCATTCGTTCGCATCTCCTGCCCTGCGGGGCTGCGGTTTCTGGCTAGTGCTTGCACTCGATGACGACCGGGTTGATTGCGTCCCCGTCTTGAACGATCCTAAGCCGCTTTTCTTCACAAACAAGGGTGCGGTTTGAGCCGAACAGGAACAGCCGGTAATCTCCGTTCTCCTGGGGTTCGTAGACGATCTGGATTTTGTTGGTGGACGTGCGGCTTGTGGCGTCTGCTGAGGCGAACACAAGCAAGAGACTGGCTGCGATGTACAGTAGCTTTCTTCCCATAGAGTTACCCTCCATATTGCGGTTTTGGTTAGGGAGTCCAAAATTTGGACTCAGTTTCGTGGCTTTCCATAGACGATTGATACCCCGTATTCACTGAGCCCGGTTTCCTCAGTCACGAAGAAAAATCCTCGCCCCATTGTCAAAGGTGATTACCGGCGCGTGTGCCGTGATGCCGTTTTCTCCCTTGAATGGGTTCATATCAACCGCGACGATCTTTCGGCCTATGATCCACTTTGGGTTTAATGACGCCATGCCTCACCGTCCTACATGCTGCGGTTGTTGTCCTGGTCGAAGTCGTCGGCTTCCAAGGCTGCGCTTTCCTTCTTGCCGCAGTCCTCACCGTTGCACAAGATTGTGCGGGTTGCCGGGTAGTAGAATGCCGACTCGTGACGAGCGATTGTCTTATTGCACCGTGAGCATTCTTGCGCCCACTTCACGTCAATCCAGTACGGCTTACTTGATTTGAATCTTGCCATGCGGTTTCCCTCCCAATTCGAGTATCGTTGCAGTTCTCAGGAAGTAAAGAGGTCTACCAGCCGAATGCTTTCTCGTGGATCGGCAATGCACGGCAGATTGCCAGCAGGCGGCGGGCCTCTTCTGCCGTGCGGTTGAGTTCTACGCGCAGGCCGTGAATACCTTGCTCGTGCTGGGTCTTGCTGCACTTGCCTGCCAGTTCAACATAGGCTTTGTGGGCCTGCTCCCGGTCGGCTTTGGCTTTGAGATATGCGGCAAACTCCGGCGAGTCCCAGTAGGCTTGCAGGGCCTCGCTCGGAGCGTCGGTGTCAATGGTTGTGAAGTTAATCATTCATTCCTCCGTGCCATATCGTTGCATGGCTTGAAACAGAATCAAGGCCCCAGCTTAGAAGTGAAAGTTCCAGCTTGCCGCGAAGCCGTGCCCGGTGATTCCGATGACAGGGAGAACGATCCACTTCTCCCCGTTGCGCTTCAGCTTCGCACTCACAAACGTACTCGCGGCGGCGATCCCCATCATCTCCGCATACTGCCCGCCTCGGCCTGACGGCATGATCGGATTCCCTTCATGACACTTGAGTTCACGGATACATCTCTGCGTCGATTCCACGTCCAAAGCCGCTGCCCCGAAGTTAGCTCCGTTCACGATCCAGAACACAACGCCCAGCTTCTCCGCTGGCGGTTTCTCCTGACACTTAACCTTGGCAGTCAACAGCAAAGCCAGTACGACATACCCCACAATGGTCCTCATCGTTTTCTCCTTTGATCGTTGCACTAAATGAAAAGGCCCCAGCCTAAGCCGGGGCCTGCCGTTCGCCTGGGAGGGTTAGATCAGGCTGCGACTTCCATCAACTCCTTGCCGCTCTTGTCGAGGACCATACCGGCGACCTTCATGACTTCGGGCTTCTTTTCCGGCATCACTTCCCCTTCCTGTTCTCGCGCTCAACCCGGTTGCGAATGTTGTCGAATGTCGCACTCAGCCGCTTGAATATGCCGGTCTGTGCGGCCCGCGCCTTACCCTCCTGCACTTCCTCAAGGATGGCTTCGTTGACCTTTTCTTCGAACGGTTGCTCGACCTTGCGCTCCCTCTCGCGCTCGGCTTCAAGCAGTTCCCGCTTCATACTCGGACTCATGCGGGCGAATTGTTCCCACATACCCTTGGCCGTCAGAGTGCGGTTGTGGCGCATTAACTGCTTGAGCTTCTTTCGGCTCAGTGGTGCCGGACAGGTCGCTGAACGGCGCAGTGGATCGTGGTGCAATATCATGGTTTATCCTCTTTCTCCTGGCGCTTGACGAACTTTCGTATCGTCTCCTGCGCGTCTTGCCACTCCTCAACCGTCCAGACCGTCAGACCGGCGTCTGAGGACTTGAGCGAAAACCCGCCCCTCGATACGGCTATGTACAGAGCTTCGCATCGAGACCGCGCTCGAAGTTGAATTTTGACGTTCTGGTTCGGCATGGGGAAGGTTATCACGTAGACACCGCTGGCGCTTTCGCTCTCACACGTTCCAAGCAAGAGAGAGGAGCGTGGACACAACTCGCGATCCTGCCCTTGTGCCGCCACTCCGCCAAACAGACAGGCCAGCAAGACAAGCGCAGCGGGCATAGACCGCTTCAGCTTCTCCGCCGCACCCATCAAACCATTCCACTCCTCGGAGATGGAAGCGAATGTCTGTTGCACCTTGTTTGAGACTTCAATCCGCAGATAGCCTTGGTTGAAAGCCCTCTGCCGCTTGCGGATTATCGCGATCCGCGCCTGGAGTTCGGTTGCACTCACCCGGCCGTGACGCCACTCGTCTTTCACTTCGAATAGCTCGGCCAAGAGATGTCCGGCCGCTTCACCTTTCCCTGTCCTGCGCTCTTCCATCCTACCCTCCCCCACTCCAAAATTTGGACCCCTTACCGCACCCTCTGAAGGAACTTGATCCACAACTGCTGAAGCCTCACTCTCCACTTCGGCTTCTCCACCAGCTTGTAAACCGCTCGATCCGTGAACACGTAGAGGCCACCGTTAAGATTCTGCATGGCTTTTATCAATTCCCCTCGGCTTGTCACGACATCGAGAGGAGACGGCAGCGCCGGGTTCCAGTACGTTGCTCTTGCTTTCGAGAGGTCCATCACTGCACCCACCCCCACACGACTAAGGCAATGAACCCCAGCCGCAGTAACCACGCGATTAAGCCAACCCCAGGGCATGGTTTCCTAGTTCGGCTCATCCGGTTCCTCCTCGCCTATAAGGTGAACCTTTACAGGGAGAACTACCAACTCTCCCTGCGCGTCTGGATACTTCTCCAGAATCTTCTTCTTAGCGGTTTCGGCCTTCGCGTGGGACTGAAAGATGTGAATGGTCCGGTCCCAACGTATCGGCTTCATCTGGCCGTCAAAGAACTCGCCGCCGTCATACATCAGGCCGGTTGAAGGAATCCACATCAGCGTGTACTTCTGCGGCCCCGGCAGCTTCTTCGGAAAAGGATTGTTGTCGTAGCGGCCCATTAGTCTTTCACCACCGATTCCCCAGGACGACACGGCCGCATGAACTGCCAGTTATGATTTTCGTCCCGCGCCCACACGCCACAGGAGATGGACTCCCCACAAAGCCGACAAGTCTTAACCAGTTCTCCGGCCCAGCATCCACCCTCTCCATCAGAAAGAAGCGATGGATGGTGCATCACTCCCGGCATCCAGCTATGGAAAGGCCACCACCGGGATTTGCGCTTCGGGCAAGCCACTAGCGGCCTCGTGACTTGTTGTACGCCTTGGCGCAGAGAGTCACTTCATCGATTCCAAGGTTGTCGTCCAGAGCCACATCCGCCAGAGCGTCGGCAAGCCGAATCCACTCGTCCAGCTTCACCTTGGTCGATATTTTGGCCTTTGTTGCCACTCCAGCGCCCTTGGGACGCATCGCCACGGTCTTTCCCTTGGCCTTGGCCTCCTGAGCGGCTTCCTGAATGATCTCAGCGGCCCTGAGCGGGTTCTTCTTGCTTGCCGCAACCGCAAGCGAAGCCGATACCTTCACTCCGTCCACGCCCTTCTTGACCGCTTCCTTGACCGCGAGAGGGGCAGCGTTGAGGTCCAGAGCCTTCTTCGCCATCCTCAGCGCCTTGGCCGGGTCCGTGGTGATCGAGGGAGGGATGCACTTGGCCGCACGGTCCAGTTCCCAGCCCCAGTCCAAAAGCTGCTGAAGAGCCTTCCCTACCTCAAGCAGCGTCGGCGGCAACCCGGTATTGTCGATCAAGCTCTTCGCCAGGATCGTCGCCTCGTCGCCCTTCACTTGGAAGCAGGGGATATAACCGTCCCAGCCTTTCTTGCGAAGCTGCTGCGCGGCCCTCAGACG